ACCTCTATAACTAAAGAAACCATCGTTTATGTCGTTAAACCCTAAAGGCAAGTCAATATCTAAAACGTATTCTTCGCTATCGGTTATGTAGCTTTCGGTTGTTACTTGCTTAAAGTATGTTTCTATTTCTAATTTAAAATTACTTGCCTCAATAGAACCAACAGTTGATTTCCAATAAGGCGCAGGTGTTGCACATAGTATTAACTCAATTGATAAATCGCCACCAATAGGTAATGCAGGCATTGTTAAATCTAAGTTAATCTTTGGGTCAGTTGGGTTAAAAGGAACATAATAATAATGGTCGTTAAAAGTTGTGCTTACCCATTGTTTTGTATCATCTAAAAATACCGAACTAACCCCATCGTCAACTAATATCTTAAGTATAAATAAAGCATCTGGACCACTTGCAGGTGTACCAATACCAACTACATCAAAAGTCAACTTCAATACATCGCTTGTATTTACTTTAGGCAAGTTTAATGGACTAACTAAAGCAACATAAGGACTTGAAATTGAATATTGCATTATGAAAGAATTGTATTTTCTTTCTGGATAAGGCTTTATGTAAATTATACCATCTCCGTTTCTTTGCTCATCCCAAGAATATGCATCACCTTCCGTTGGACTTATAAATGTGTAATTCTTTAAATCCCAGTTTGTGATGTAGTTATTTGGATATTCTATTACTTTATCAAATCTAATCTTATTATAACCCTTTCTTATTATCTTAAATTGGCTATTGTCTACAAAGTATAAACCGCTTGTATTGCCGTTAAACCCTTCAATATTACCAGTTAAATCTTGTGTGAACCCTCCAACAACTACGCCAGTTGAATCATAAACTGTAATGTAATACGAATCTTGAGCTAATTGAGTCAATGGGACTATATAGAAATTACCTCTTGATTGAAAAAATCTACAACCAAATGTTTTACTTATTTTAGTAATTACGTCTAAACAATTTGTAGGTTCTTGATTGTCGTTTACAAATGTCGCATAATTCAAATATGTTTGGTTTAATGGGTCGCTTTCTATGTCATCAATCCTATCACTCATCCCTTCTGCAAAAAAGCTAATACCACTAATTATGTTGTAAGTCAATGGATATTCTAACTTTAACAAAGCATTCTTAAGAAACGTGATTAATGTTTCAATATCGGTTAAAGTATAATCAACTGGCAATTCATAAGATATTCTCTCTAACATACCTAATCCATCAATAGCATTAAAAGCCAATTGCTTTCTACCTGTTGAGAATGAATATTGCACATTGTCGCTTAATACCCATCCTTGCCAATCTAAGTTACTTCCGCTAAATGCCCTTACAAAATACTTTCTATCGTCAAGAGTAGTAAAGTCTGGCATATTATTTACGTCATCCGTTACGTCAATTGCCACATTTAATTGGCTAACATAAATAGGCTCAAACGCATCATCGCTTCTTGGTATGTATTGCATTTGCAAACTAACACAAGGATAATCAATTATATCTCCACTATACCCATCTTCATACAAATAAACATAACTGATAACATCACTTTTAGTAGCTGCGATTATTCTATATTTTATTTGATATGCCATTAATTACCTCTTCTAATGTTTAAGTTGTTGTTTGCTCTTTGAGTTGCTAAAACTAAGTCAGAACCCTTTAATAAGAATTCTCCTAAGAAATTACCTCCTCCCATTCCCATACTTCCGCCAATTGCACCTCCAATCTCACTTGTTCCTCCAGTTATAGCAGCTAAAATAGCTTTGAATAATAACGCTTGTGCAACCATTGAAACTAACTGAATAACTATTTGTTTAAATGCTGCTTGTAAGGCTAATCCTATGTCTTCGCCCATAACCATTGCTTGAACAACAGAATCAAATGCAGGTGCAAGCAATCCAGTTATAGCTTGTGTTTGTTGTAATTGGAAGTTTAGTAATTCTTGTGCTTTTGCTTGTTCTAAAGTATCGTTAGCTAATTTTATAGCATCGTAACCAGTTTCTCTACCACCTAACGGAGCAGCACCATTTGGCATTGATGGAGTTGGCACTCCTGTTCTTTCCATTAAAACTGGCGCAGTCATTGCTTCAGTTATAGGTCTTGCCTCTTTGCCTATTTTACTTAAATTATCAGCAACTTGCTTAGTTGATGTAGCTAATTGTTTAGCACCTTTATCTAACTGAAAGAATGGATTGTCTAAAGCTAAAGTGATAGTTTTTGCTAACTCTGTATTTAAACCAATGATTCCACTTCTTAAACCTAATGCAGCATTACGAGCCTCAATATTGGCATTTTTTGCTTCAGAAATTGCACCAGCTTGAACAATAGAAGCATCTGCATAACCATTAGACATCTTGGATGTCATTTCTAAAACCTTGTAATACTCCCTTCCTGTTGCTAATATCTTTTTATTTGCATCTGCTAAAGCAATAGTCTTATTAGCAATTTCATCAATATATCTTGAAGTAATAGCTTGTGCAACTAATGCTTGTGTATATAAATCAACTGCTGCTCTTGCTTGGTCAACATTTGTAATAGTTGAAGCATATGCAGCATTTACCTTACCTAATTCGTTCTTAACCGCTTTTAATGCCTCTGCTCTTCTTTCATCGCTTACACTTGCATTTTGCGTAATATTCAAATATGCTTGTAATCTTATTCCTGTTTCACTCGCCTCTGCTCTTGCATCTCTTAATCCTTGTGCAAACTTTTCTTCAGCCTTTGATGCTTCATTTGTACCACTAATAAAATCAGCTATTTTCGGACCGAATGCAACAATAATTGATGAAACCGCACCCAATGCTAAACCAATACCAGCTGGACCCATTAAACCACTCGCCATTGCTTTTAAAGCACCACTTGTTCCACCAGCTTCTTTACTTAGTCTTTGGAATGATTCTAATAATGGGTTTAAGTTGTTCGCAATACCAATAAACCCATAAGGAGCATCTTGTGCAACCCTTGATAAGTTTGATAAAGCATTTGTTGCTTGGTTACTTGTATTTGGCAACGTTTTAAACGCATTACCTAACTTTTGAGTTGCGGTAACTGTTTCTTGTATATTTTGAACCGCTTGTTTATTGTCTGCGGTTATCGTAATCTTTAACGTTTCTTGTGCCATTTTATTAATTTACTCCGTACAACTTTAATGTTCTTTTTAGTTGGTCTTCAGTTATTTTTGGCGAATCATCCACCACATCCGTTTCATCACTTGGCAAAGGAAAGAAAGATTTTAAACTTTTAGGACTTTTGTCGGTTGTATTAGCCTTGTATATCAAATAACTAATCATCCTTGTGCGTTCCCATTCCTTTATTTGTTTACTCTCGTAAGCCTTTTTATATAATAAAAATTCTCGCCACGTCAATTGCCAAAACTCGTTAATCGTTAAGCCAACTTCAATAGCGAGAATAATTATTGAGTCCCAACTATAAAACCCTAATTTTTTTTTTCATCCGTTACCTTCTCTGGCTTTAAATCTGGGGTCATTGAGTCTTGCATATATTTCATAAACGCAACCAATTGTCCATCTTTTGCCGATAACCCACCAACTTCATCTATCCATTCGCACACTTCAAACTCTGTAAAGTCAATAGGCTTTTTAAGGCTCTTGTATCCACTTTCTGCAGCTGCTTGGACAATATGAACAATTGTATCTAAGTCGTAAATACCACCCGATAAAACCTCAATAAGTTCCATTAGATTTTTATTCTCTAATTCGCAGAACCTTTTCATTGCCCAAGTTCCCCACTTGAGATGGATTGTGTTGTTGTCAGTCTTTAGTTCAAACATAGTTTTTTATTTATTATACAGTTTCAGTTTGCGTCAATGGAGGAGCAGATACTACAAAAGTTGCAGTAAATTTAACATCATCCTTATCGTCAGCAGTTACACCAAAATCGCTAATAAACACTAAACCGCTATAAGTAATATCTCCTGCAGTTGGAACGGCTTTACCCATTTTGATTGCAAAAGTAGTTTTAGCAGCGTGTGCAGCATACAATTGTTGGTAGCTATCTTTAGCTGGAGTTCCTGTTTCGTCAATCGCAAAACCTTCACACTCAATAGATTGAGTAAAAGAAGGACTTGGAGTGTAAGAATCACCACACTTAGAAGTTGCATCAATTGTTCCTAATGTTGATGTAATTGAGTTAGACGTCAAACAAGCAACTGGCTTGAATGTTGCATCTCCGTCTATGTCAGCTAAGAGGATATAATCTCTACCGCTTACTTTAGTTTCTGCCATTTTATTTAATTTTAATTTTGAGTTATTGTTATGTTATATGTTATTAATACTCTAAAAACGTTATCTAAAGGGTTTAAGCCGTCTAAGTTTCTTACGCTTTCAACACTTAAACTTGATGCGGTAAATCCGTTTGCCAATGTAATATTGGTGTCGGAATTTATTGCACTCAAGACTAAATCGCTTATAGCTTCAGCACGTTTATAACCAAAGTTAGCATTTTTTGTAATAATATCAACTACGATACTAATACTATTTGTATAACCTGTTTTCCCTTGCTCTTGACTTGACGTTCTTCCAGTCATAACAATATATTCATCACCAGCACCTTCTGGAGCAAAACCATCGTAAACGACCAATCCACTTGCACTTGTCAAGTTAGTATAAAACCACTTTTTTATTTCTATATTAGGATTAAGCATTTAACAATTGTTTTAGTCTTTGTATTAATTTTGGCTTCTCAACCTCATACGAAGGTATTAAAAAAGGTTGTGGTCTTATGTTTATTGTTCTTCTTCCTTTTCCTTTAAATAATATTGCCAAATCTTCATATCCAGCTGGTACTCTAACTTCAGTCCCAGTACCGAATTCTATATAAGCCGAATACTTCGCATTAGCTTGTACTTCAAATGTCAAATCATTAATAGGCTGAATTGCTATTTGATTCCTTAAAAATCCTAAATCAACTGGAGCAAGTCGTTTTGCGCTACTTTGAATATTTAAAGCTGATGCATTTATTTCATTACCAACATCTTGTCTTAAATGCTTATCCATTACTTTTAAAGCATTCTCAACTTCTTTAATACCAGTTAAATTAACACCAAATGCCATTATCGGTAAATTATTAGTTCTAAGAACCTGTTTTGATTTTCTACATTCTTGATAGAATGGATAGTATAACGGCTACCTTCAATCTCAACTTCATAATCATCTTGTATAGTAACTCCATATCTTATAAATAGCCTATTTCTTTGGTCAAATTGCAACTCGGACTCATCTATCTCCCTTGCTTGGTTATCGGGTCTTAAATCGCCCCAAATAGTGCTTTGTAGGGCAAATGTGGTATTATATCCACCTTGTCCATCGCTAACTCGTGTGGCAGCGTATAATTTAACCTCACGAGTCATTGTGTTTGCATCAATATAGTTCGCTTTCGCTTTGCCTAACTTCATATTATAAAATTGGGGAAATGCGAGTCCATCTTTGACAAGCCTTCCAAGTTTTGTTACAAATGCCTGTATCGCTATCCAATCCTCTATTCTCGTAAGAATAAGATATTTGGTCTAAAATAGCAATCTTTAAGTCCATTGGTATTGTTGTATACCCTGCATCATAAGTAGCCTTTAAATTGGCATATTTAGGGAAAACCAACTTAGGGAACTCATCACCAACCAATTGTAGGTTAGTGCCAGTTATTTCTAAGCCGTCTTGGTTCATATCAAACAATTCAAGCGAATCAATGTCAACTGGACCAAATGGTATATCAAAATCTCCACTAATGTTATTGAAGTAAGTAACAACGTTCTTAGGTATTAAACTCAACCCTGTCGCTGCTTCAACCGCTTCTCTTGATTGTGTAATCAACATTGTAATTAAAGTGTCATCAGCCGTAAATGTAACCCTACAATAGTTTTTAGCTTCGGCAAGTGTTACAGGCTCGGTAATTGGAGCAACTGGAACTGCGCTAAAATCGTTGATATAATTTGAATAAGCCATTATGTTCTTTTTACAAAATTAATCAATTTATTCTATTCTTTCTATTTTTCGCTGCTTCGCTTAGTTTTCTTCTCCATTCATCGGTAATTACCCTTGATTTTAACTTTTGTTTATGTTCTTCAGATAATTTTCGACCACTCATTGATTCGCTTATCTTATTTTTTGTTTCATCAGTTCTTTTTAATCCTTTTCTTGCTTCGCTTAACTTTTGCTTCCATTCATCAGTTTGCTTTTTACCTCTATTGCCTTTACCAAGATTATATCTTGATTCATCAGTTAAAACCCTTTCTTTATTATATTTAATAACTGCATCAATAGCGTTTTGATTTGCTTTTCTTCCTTTTAATGCTTTGCTTATCTTCTTTTTGCTTTCCTCGCTATGACCACCACTAAATTCATCAGTTGCAACTAAAATGCAATTCAATCCGTTTTTATCAGTTGATTTGTATAATTCTTGATAATACCTTTCCCATAATGTTAATTCATCTTTAACACATTCTTTTATTAATTCAAAAGTATGATTTTCAACTCCATATTTAATAAGCGACCTATGTATTTTTGGTTGCTCTTTACATTTTAATGCCTTGTAATGTCTAATTCTTCTTGCAAAATCTATTGTTTGACCAATATAAATTTTCCCATTTGGGTTTGTTATCTTGTATATTCCTATCATAAAAAAGGGGTGCAGCTTTTATACTACACCCCAAAGATAGGATATTTACTCTAACATTAAGAATATATCTTAGCCAACATTACCCATGTCAGCAAAAATTGCACTTGTTGTAAGCATGAGATTGATGTCTTCGTAGCACTCGATTCTCGCAGTTACCAAGTTCTTTTGGAAGTTTTCGCCATTCTCATAAGAGAATTCGATTGCTAATCCTTCAACTTCAACTCTTTCGATGTAGTTGTTATCGATGATTAAAACTTTGTCATCAGTTACCCAAGATGCAGATACAACTGGAACACCCCAGATTGTGATACCGCCGTTAGGAGAAACTACTACAGAGCCGTTACCAGCATAGTAACCAGCAGCAACAGTTGCTTTCAATAAGCGACCCATTTGCGTTTGAGATACTAAAGCATAAGAAGGAACGAAGTTTGCAGTCTTTTGGTTACCGATGTAATCAATCAATTGTAATAAATCGTTAGTTTCGCTTGTAGTTGTAGAACCAGTTGCAGCACCAGATACAGTAGAGAAGAATGCAGCGTTCTCAGCCTTGAAGAAATCTCTTTGTAACATTCTTGGTAAAGTTTGAGTCATAAAAGGTAATGACTTTAACATTTGCTTAGAGAATGTAGAGAAACCTGCTAAGTAATCGTTTACAACCTTAACTTCTGTTAAGCTATAATCGTTTTGACCTTTGTCAGCACCTTCAGTTTGGTTGCTAATGTTGTTAGTCAAACCAGCGTTCTCACGATAGTAAACATAAAGACCGCTTTCGCTTCTTACAGTTGGTACTAAATCACGGAAGTTGATAGATTGAGCAGGTTGGATAGCTGGGTTTGGAGCGTAAGATGCTTGAGCATCACCAGTTAAGTTACCAGACAAAGTCATAGTCTTAACATCGCTTAAATCCAAACGGAACTTACCATTAGACTTCAAACTCTTTTCCATTTCGTCAAACTTACCATCCATTTTCTCCAAGATAGCATCATCCAAGAATTTTACTTCTTTCTTAGCAGCTTTCTTTTGAGCAGCCATTTGACCATCGATTTGCTTTTGTAATTCGTCTTTTACAACGCTTACTTGTGCAGACACTTCTTTAATTTGTGCTTCTGCGTTAGCTTGAAAACCTTTAAGGTTCTCCGCCATTTCATTGATTAAATTTTCCATTTTTACTTTTTAAATAGATTGTTAAATTGTTTAATTGCCTTCAATACTTCCTCATTACTTGCTTCTTCTACCGCTGGTGTCGGCTCAACTGATTGCTCGGGTTGAGTGATTGTTTCAGCAACTTCTAAAGCCACTAATTCGGCTTGTATTTGTTTTATTTGAATCTCCATCAAAGCAAAGGTGTCGTCTGTGAAACTTCCACCTCTAAATGCCTTGATTAAGTTTTCTAATCTGTTTGATAGGTTCTCCTTAGCATCTTTAAACTCGCCTTTGAAACCTAATGTTGGTGTTTCTGGGTTTGCTCCCCATAATACCGCTGAACCTTCGTACAACTTAAGTTCAGTGATTGTGCGTACTCCAGTCTTTTGGTCAACGTTTGACTTCAAAGTACTGAATCCGATTGAGTGTTGATTGATTAATCCCGCTTCGTATAACTTGATAGCATCTTCGCCACACTCGGTTTCTATTAAGTCGGTTACCGCTACAAGCATATCGCCTTCAATGTACAATTCTTTAGGCTTACCCAAAGTATGTGCCATATCGGCTTTATGGTCAACTAAAGACCAAATCATATTCTTCCCAGCTGGACCACGTTCTTTGATAGTCTTAGTAAACGCTTCAGCAACGATAATATCATTGTCTAAATCAACGTTACCAATTCTTGACCAACACGCTTTAACTGTTCTTGTTTCTGGAGTTACATCCAAAATCATTTCTGCGTAGCTTTTGTTTTCAATCTTACTCATATAACAAAGTTATTATTTTTTTTTAATCTAATAGTGCTTGGGTAATTAAATTTCCTATTTGCATACCGATAACGTTTGTAAGCAAGTTCCAAATCATTCCTGCATCACCCATCGGAGGCTTTTCGTTTAGCGTTAGTGGTTTACCATTTGTTCCTCTTACGGCTTCGTAACCTAACGTGCAACGGCAATTGATAACATCACCAGCGCTTCCGCTTGGGTCGCAAGGATGGAGCATAAATTCAAAACCTCCATTCTTAGTTTTAACTTGAAATTTTTCATCAAAAGGTATTTTAGTCCCATCCATATGAAAATGGTCAAACATATCTCTTGGCACTCGTCTTGTTCGGTTATCCCTTGCTGAAATCCATTCCTTGATAGTAACCAACCCCGTTGATGCCGTACCAACCATTGACCCAATATTTGCTGCCCTTCCTGTTTCTGTTCGTGCAATCATCTCGGCACGATAGTTTGTTATCCCTGCTTGTTGAAGCATTGGTATTAACTCCGCTATTGTTTTACCTTCTTGTGTCCCTCTTAGTAAGTATTGTTGTATTTGATTCTTTGTCGTGTCCGTTATATCCGCTGCAACTTGGTCTAATCCCTTTAATTCCAAATATCGTAAAATGACATAAGTAAACAAATCAGTTTCTTGACCTTTTACCTCGTATGGCAATTGCATGCCCTTTACAGACCTTTTAACGGACTTTTGCACCATTTGAGCCATTCGTACACCCATAGCCATATGGAGTTGCTTAATGGTCTTCTTAATGGCTTTATCGCTAATTGCATTATAGTCTTGTGTTTTACAAAACGTATCCACTTGCCTTTGTAGTTCTTTCTTGAACTTAGGTGAGTAGGTTTTTAATGCGTTAGCATAAAGTTTCTTATAGTCTTGCCAAATCATTTGTTAGGGTTGTATGCCCAATTCTTTAAGGAAATATCCCTCTTAGATGGACACTCTTTGTTTACAGGTTTGCCTTGCTCCATATTCTTCATACGACTTACGAAGCTAATTGTTCTATTTGCTGACTTAACTTCATTTGCGCCCCAATCAGCCTTTTTCTTGCTTAATAGGTTTAAGTTCCTATTTACAGGACTTCTATCCAATGAAGCCAAACGTGAACATTTAGTTTCACTCCAAGCCTTTAGTTCAGAATAAGACATATTAACTGTGTCGTGGTACTTTGCGTACACTTCATCCACAATCTCCGTAAGGTCGGCTTTTATGTCAACCTTTAGGTCAAATAACATATCTAAAATCTCTTGGCTATTCATTAGGTATAGTTAATGGTTGAAATTCATCTGGAGTCTGTAAACTTGAAGGGATGTATAATTTCTCCATCTCTGTTTGGTCAACGTAATCTGGTATTTCTAATCCCATTATATCCATCTTTTGCTTAGGTGCTATCCACCAAGCCTTATCCAACCATTCTACTTGCTCCGACTTGTTCGCTTCTAATTCTCCGTAAACACTCGCATCAAAGTCAACGTAAATGTTAGTACCACGATAACCCCAATCTGAATGTAGCTTACGATTCAAGTTATCTCTAATACCAGTAAGTAAAGGAATAGCACAACGCAAAGTCAATGCCTTTTCTCCTTCTCTTTGGTTATTGTAAGTCTTATTGTCGGCATCGTTTAATAATTGAGATGGTACTCCGTAAATATTACAAAGCGCTTTCATATCCCACTTCTCCGACTCAATAATATCTAATTCAACAGGACTTAATCCGATTTGCTTCCAGTCTACTTTGTAACCACTTACCGCAATAGAGTTATAGTTAGCAGCACCGCCTTTTTCGCTTACCGCCTTCTTAAGTGCTTGTGCTTGTGCTAAACCTTGATTTGCATCGTAACGCTCATCATTCATAAAAAGCACTCCAGCTGGTCCACCATTCTGGAAGGATGCAACCGCTGCAGTCTTCGCTTCGTTGGAACGAGTCAAGTTTCTCGCAGCAGCCATCAATGGTGATTGACCATATAGTTGATTTCCAGTTGTATTCCATTGTGGATTGAAGTATTTATCTTGTAGTATTTCTTGCTTAGTAAAGTTCCATAACGGACCATAATTTAATTGGTAACCGCTAATAGTTGGAGGGAAGTTTTGAATGTCCGCTAAAACGTACATAAATTGAGAAGGTAAAACGTACATTTCGTAAGGCTTACCTGTGTTGTTTCCGCCCTCAATCATCTTAGCATAAATAAAAGAATTACCAGTAATCAACTTAAACGCACACCACGCTTCAACGAAATCGCCAAAGGTATCTTCTTGGTTAGGGTATTTTAGTAACTCGTTTAATCTTGCATCGCCTGTGTATAATTCAAATGCTTTCTTGTGTAACTTTTCTACATCCTTCCAATTCTCTATCTTATCTGGTTGGCTCATCAAAGCCTTGTATTTCTTAGCAGATACTTCATCAACCACTTTGTAAACGTGGAATGGAGCAAGTTTAGCCTTATCAGTAATTAATTTTACGATTGAATAAACTATGTCGTTAGCTTGATAGCCTTCGTTAACAAATGAAATGTTATTTCCGCCTTGCCACGTTACGATACCTTGTTGAATTGCTACTTGTCCGTTGAAAGGTATTTGCGGTAATACAGTTGATAGTTTTTGTCTTTTAGTAAAAAAGTCAAGTAATCCCATTATATATGAATTTTAACAAAGTTAGATAATTTATCCTAAAATACCGCAACCTCAAATTTTAGCTTGGTTAAATGCGTAAACACCGCATAACGACAAGCATCCATCAAGTCATCGTTTGCCTTCACTGGTTCTTCAATCACGTTATCGTTTTTATCCTTCTTCCATTTGTAAGACATAAACTCACGTCTTAAGTTATGGCTATTGTAGTGTAAGTTAATTGGGTATGACTTCATCTTAACTATCCCAGCCCATACATCTTTTTGAGCAGGTTTGATGTTAAACCCTTGTCGGTAAAGTTCTTCAATTGACTTAGGTTCGGCAGCATCCGCATATATTGTGGCTCTTTCAGGTAGTTTCTCCTTGATGATTCTTGATAGGTCGCTTAACGTCAGTCCGCTTTGATACACTATCTCCTCAAAGTAGTTTTGCCCTTCGTAATGGGTAACCTTAACAAGAGCTGCAGGATGGACATAACCAAAGTCCAAGCCATAGAACACATCGCCTTGTGGTACTTCATCGTATTGCTTCCATTGTGTGTATATAATTTCCTTTGCCGAACCTCGTTCCCCTAATCCGTAAACCTTCCACATAAAGTCATCGGGCAAGTCTTTGTATTGCTCAATGTTTCTTATTTGGCTTTCGGTAAGATTTGAGATGTTGTTTAGGTAGGTTGAATGAATGCGCTTGTTCATCGGGTTGTCGGCTACATCGTAAACCCAAGATATAAAGTCGGCAGGATTCCAATCAAGGAACACTTGTCCAGTTGTTCTTATCAATAACTGGTCATAAAGCGCCTTGCTAATCAAGTTAGCCTCGTTGATGAATAGAATGTCCCTCGCTGGTCCTTTGGCTTTGTCAGAGTCTTCAAGACCAAACAACTCTATGTAAGACCCATTCTTAAACGTGTAAATAAAATCAGTATAACGGAAATCCTTTTCATCCCAAATGCCCCAATGCTCCATTATTCCTTTGAAGTCCCTATAAACTCCTCGCTTAATATGTGGTAAAGAGTGTGAAACGCACGAAATCCTTGTGTTAGGCTTAGACAAAGCAATGTGAATTAATAACTGAACAACCGAATAGCTTTTACTTGACCTTGACCCACCCTCATTGCATATTACGGGATAACCTTCCTCGTATGCCTTTTTATTAGCATAAAAGACAGGTGTAGCCTTAATCTTTAATTGGTTGACAATCTGCATCTGGTTCTATTGTGATTTGCACATTACCCTTAATGTCAGCGGTGATGTCGGTTG